GATAATGGGCGCGTATAGGGGAGATTAAGTTTTCAACAGTTTCAACAGTTTCAACAGGTTTTCAACAAAGAGAAACACAAAAAAAATTGGCCGTTAAAGAACTTTCAACAATTCAACAAGTTTTAAACAAAACTTTCAACAAGAAAGAAGGCGATAAATATGCGTATCAACGCTAAAAATTAGACTTTTCAACAGTTTAAACAGGCCCTACTACTACTCCTACAACAAGTAATATATAAAGAAAAAAGAAAGAGAGGTGTCAACTGGCGCAAGATAGACAAGTAATCTTGCGCCAAACCTATGCCATGTACAAATCCGAATGTTTTCCGAATGAACACGAAAAAACCAACCATGTGGGGAAGTCTAAACTACCTAAAGAAACAGAACCTAGAACAAACAATCATGGACGGCGTAAAAAAAGGAAACCTCGCATTATTGCCGTGCGGAAAATGTGAATACTGCCGAAAGCAGATTGCAGACCAGTGGGCAACGAGAATAGAACTAGAGGCCCAAAAATGGAAAGATGTGATTTTCGTTACAATGACCTACGATGAAGAACACGTTCCATACGGCGAAATTCTAAAAGGCTATCAAAGTATTCAATCTCAAACAGTAAGCAAAAGAGACGTGCAGCTTTTTCTAAAGCGTCTCAGAAAAGCATACAAAAAGCCGATAAAATACTTCATAGCAGGAGAGTACGGAGACAGAACAAAAAGACCACACTACCACGGTATTTTTTTTGGACTAAAACCAGAGGATGGAGTGTGGTACAAAAACCAGAAAGGCAACGCATACTTTAAAAGCGAATGGCTCACAAACTTATGGGGAAAAGGCTTTGTAGACTTTTCACCAGCAGCACCGGGGTCGTATGCATACGTGGCACAATACGTCAATAAAAAAGCAATCGGCGCAGAACAAAGCGCAAAATACTGGATGCAAGGCCGTGAACCAGAATTTAGAATCATGTCAAAAGGCATCGGGGAAGAGTACCTAAAAGAGCACATGAACGAAATACTAGAAACCGATAACATCACATGCGCAGGAGGGCGGCAGAAAAGGCCACCAAGGTACTTTGATAAGCTTCTTGATAAGGATACCAACAAAGACGCTGAAAGCTATTTCAAGGCACATTCTGAAGAGCTGAGAGCGGTAAGAGCCAAAAGACGAAGAAACGCAGTGCTAAGCCTTGTAAACTTAGAGCAAAACACCAGCGTCCCATACTCAACATACCTAGAAATACAAAAAGAAAAAGACAAGCAAAAACAAAAGTGGCGAGAGCCAAAAGAGACCTTATAGCCAATAAAACAGGGAGAGCAGCGGTGGCAAAGTCTGACGGAGCGCGCCAATATTTGAAGATGTGCGCCTGCGGGCGGGAGTTTAACGGCGCTCCTACTCTAGGAAAACTTTTCTAAAAAAATTAGAAAAAAACCTTGACAAAAAACAAAAAATATGATAGAATATAATTACAGAAAGGAAGGTGCTAAAAATGAAGCACAAATACGAACTGAGAGCATGGAAAGACGATGACACAATAACCACAGTATTAAGAATCAATGCAGAACCAAAAGACGCAAAGCGAAGAGCAAGAGAGTACGCAAACGAACACAAAGGAATCTACTCACTTTACAAAGTCGAAGAAGTAAAAATATACTTCACTGAAAAGGAAAATTGACAATTGACAGTATCACCTTCTTATGGTAAAATAACCATAAGGAGGTGAATTTTTTATGGCACATAGAAGCGGCGCAGGACGTGGAGACCAGCGGAAGTTCACGCAGACCGCAAAGCGGACGAAAAATATCAACGTCCGGCCGAAGGTCAGCCGGGGCGGCATCCGGCTGTAACATTCAAAATAGAACAATGAAAGGAGGTGAACAAATGGACTTTAATGAAAGCATGAACATCTTCCTGAAAATCCTCGCAATGCTGGATAAGATTTACCACGCAATTGTGAAGGAAGAGGAAGAGCCTGAAGAGGAGGAGTAAGATGCCACGTGAAGAATACAGCTTACTTAATCAGAGCACCCACCAAATAAGTGAACACTTCAAAGTTAGAGAATTTGCACAAAAAGACTTCCGATGCGACAAGGTGATTGTGTACACAGAGCTTATAGACGTTTTGGAAGATATACGCGCACATTTCAACAAACCTGTGATTGTAACCTCTGGATACCGGACACCAGAATACAATGCAAAAATCGGCGGTGTAAAAAACTCACAACACACAAAGGGCACGGCGGCTGATATCAAAATATCTGGTATTCCGGCAAGAGAGGTACAAAAGTATCTGAAACACAAATATCCGGATAAATACGGCATCGGAAGTTATTCAACTTTCACACACATCGACATAAGAGCTAAAAAAGCACGTTGGAGGGGCTAAAAAATGACACTGAAATTCTACAGTTTTCACGATGCAATCACGAATGGTTACAGCAATCCTTTCTTGCAGCAAAACAGGGCGCAGGCAATCCGCACCGCAAAGTGGAAGGCAAACGAGTCCAAACTGCAGGAAATCGAAGATATCAGCCTAGTGGAGCTGGGCGACTTCAACACCGAAACCGGCGAGATGTTCGGAGCGAAACCGAACCAGCTGTGCAAGCTGGTAGACCTTAAGGAGACATACAATGCTAAATCCTAACGTTCTGGTACGGTACTACGGAGTACCAACCGAAAGAGTGACAAGCAAAGCCGGCAGCGAAACCGCGCCAACGTGGAAAGCGGTAAAGCGACCGAACGGAACAACGGACTACATCCGACAACCGGACGAAAATGTATACGAAAAAATTCAAAAGGCGGGCGAGGGATACGACCTTGCAAGCGCAATCGCGAGACTGGAAGCCGGAGATTTTTCCATCAAAGCAAAGAGCACAATCTACACCGAGGGCACGCCACTGGAAAATCTGCCTAAAGACATCGTGACGATGCACGAAACGGCACAGGCGGCAGCAGAAACGCTGGAAGAGCTGAAACAGACACAGCAGACCGAACAGCCGAAGCCAGAAGAAAAAAAGGAAGAGGTGAAGCAAAACGAACCGGAACAGTGAAAGCCACTTCGCGCAAGTACCGAGAATGGAAAGACCGCGATCAAAATTTGACCGCGGTCATCAGCTTTTGACGACCATCAACGAGGGCGAACTGGTACCCATCTACATGGATGAAGTGCTGCCGGGTGACACGGCACGGGTACAGCTTAACGGGCTTATCAGAATGAGCACTCCTATCTATCCTATCATGGATAACTGTTACATGGACACATATTTCTTCTTTGTGCCTGCAAGACTTTTGTGGGAACACTTTGAAAATATGTTCGGTGAAAATGACACCGATTACTGGGCAGAAGATACAGAGTATTCCACTCCTAAGTGCACCATCGGCGGCACAAGCGGCCTTGCAAATGGTTCAATCGGTGACTATTTCGGACTGCCGACACAGGTAAATAACGCGCTGGAAGTGAACGCATTGCCTGCACGAGCATACTGCAAGATTTACAACGAGTGGTTTAGAGATGAAAATCTTGAAGCGCCGCTTATGCTGGGATACAAAAAGACGGATGACGGCGGCACGACCGCAGATGCAAGCAAAGTAACAGCAAATGCAAACGCCATCGACCAGACGACCAACACCAACGAAGCAACGTTGTATGCAATGAAACCGGCAAGGGCGGGCAAATTCCACGATTATTTCACATCTTGTCTCCCTTCGCCGTTGAAAAATGCAGAGCCGGTAACAATCCCACTGCTGGGAAATGCACCGGTGTTAATGTACGACGACCTGGAATTAAAAAACAGAGTTGGAGAAGGCGAACCGCTCGGCTTAGATAATTCATCAAGAATTACGAACCTCAACCAACCAGCACAAAAATGGGCATCAACAATAACGGGAAACTTCAACAGCGAATTCGTAGCAAAAAGCCTAGGCGTAGACCTAAGCAGTGTGGCCGGTGCAACCATCAACGACTTGCGACAGGCCATCGCGCTACAGCACATCTTCGAGAGCGATGCCAGAAATGGCACGAGGTACAGAGAATTCCTTTCCGGGACGTGGGGTGTAACGAGTCCGGACAGCCGTTTGCAGATTCCTGAGTACATTGGCGGGCAGCGAATTGCAATCAATGTGAATCAGGTGGTGCAAACCAGCCAGACAGACACCACGACCGGGCAGGCACTGGGCAACACGGCGGCATACAGCCTGACAACCTGTTCAAAACAGATGGCAGACTATGCAGCAACGGAGTACGGCTATATCATCGGGCTGGCAGTGGTACGAGTGGAGCACAGTTACCAACAGGGCCTTGGAACGAAGTGGACGCGCGGCGGTCGGTTCACGTACTACGACCCGCGACTTGCAGCACTGGGTGAACAGCCAGTATACAACAGAGAAATCTACGCAGACGGAAGCGAAAAAGATAGCCAGATTTTTGGCTATCAGGAAGCTTGGGCGGATTACCGATACAAGCCTTCCTACGTAACCGGTGAAATGAGATCGAACTATCAAACGTCTTTGGATGCATGGCACTATGCAGACGACTATGACAAGCTGCCGACACTGTCGGCGGAGTGGATTCAGGAAGGACGTGAAAACATCGATAGAACTATTGCGGTAACATCCGCAGTAAGTCACCAATTCCTGTGTGATTTCTGGTTCAACGAAACATGGTACCGGGAAATGCCTATCTATAGCATCCCGGGAATCGAAAGAATCTAAGAAAGGAGGAAGCCGGGCAAAGACCCGGCTATTTTTAAATGGGTACACTTTTATCATGGATGCCGTATATCATGCAGGGGCTTAGCCTACTGACAAGCGTTGCAATGAGTTCAAACCAGAGCAGTGCAACGAGCAGCCAGAGAGCCGGAGAGGAAACATCCAGCGGAAGCGAAACAACAACCGGAAGCCTGACAGCACCGCAGCAAATCGGTTCAACACAGATTGGAACACCAACAGGCATCACCACATACAACAATCAGGGCAGCGTAAACATGGCAAACGGCATGAGCTTTTTAAGCTCCATTATCAGTAATCTGATGAACGCAGGAAGCCAAGCAAGCGCAAAAAAGTACAACTCCGCAGAAGCGGCGGCAGAAAGAGCCTTTGCAAAGGAAATGCGCGGCACAGCATATCAGGACACTGTAAAGGACATGATCGCGGCGGGCATCAATCCAATACTAGCGGCAAACAACGGCGCTACAGCAACGCCAAGCGGGGCAAGTGCAAGCATCGGAACACAGCACTACAACCAGCAGAGCGCACAGGCGGCGGCAGTGTCAGCGATGTATGAATACGGTAACAATACCGCAGAGTTAGCAAACAGATACCTCGAACTGGCAAAAAAGAGCACCAGCGCAAAACAGTACCATTCTGCAAAGAGCTTTAATGAAGCGGCAAGCAGTTTAGCACAGTCAAGCGCAAAACAGGTAAGCAATTACAACTATGCTGCAAACAACTTGCTCGACGAGCTGGGAGACGCAGGAGACAAGCTAAGAGACGCAGGAGACAAAGCAGCCGAATCAGCAAAAGGCGCAGGCAGAAAAGCAGCATCGGCCTTTAAAGACAGTTGGGAAAAAGGCGGGAAAAACATCACACCATACACGTCAATCAATCCTAATCAGATAATGGGCGCGTATAGGGGAGATTAAGTTTTCAACAGTTTCAACAGTTTCAACAGGTTTTCAACAAAGAGAAACACAAAAAAAAT